CGTACACAGCACGACGCCAACGGGATGGTTCTCGCTCACTGTTAACCCGAGACCGCAATGCACATACATTGATGTTTCTGAGTACCCTTATCCGTTCAATCCGCAGTAGTAACAGCAGCGTATGAATGCACCCGCCTTGCGCGGGATTTTTTTTGCCTGGAGAAAAGTAATGCCAATCACAGAGCAGCAACTGCTGCAGATCCCCCCAAGCCCGCCGAGTGCGGGTTTTTTTGTGCCTGGAGTTTGACCATGACCATTCAGAACACCCGCGGCGTCCGCTCTAACAATCCTGGAAACATCGACTACAACCCACGCAACCAGTGGGAGGGGCAGCTCGGCCTGGAGGTCGGCGTACCGAAACCTCGCTTTGCCCGCTTCGATACCGCCGAGAACGGCATCCGCGCCTTGGGTAAGCTGCTGCTCAACTACCGCGGCAAGGACGGCATGCCCGGCGTGGGCAAGCCCGGTATCGACACGCCCCTGGAGTTCATCAGCCGATGGGCCCCCAGCAACGAGAACAACACCCAGGCATACGCTGCAGCGATCGCCAAACGCCTGGGCGTCGGCTTGCGCGATTCGATCAACATGGCCGACCCCAATACCCTGCGCGAGACCGTGCTGGGCATCATCGTGCACGAAAACGGTGGCAACCCTTACCCGGATGTTGTGGTTGAGGAAGGCCTGCGCAGGGCCTTGAAATGAGTGTCGGGGCCTGGCGGACGGTTGGCGCCTTGTTGCTGGTGGTCCTGCTAATCATCGTCGGCGCAGCTGCTGCCTGGAGAGTCCAGGACTGGCGCTATGGCAAGCAGTTGGCCGAGCAGGCCCGGATGCATGCCGACACGCTTAATCAACTGAGCCAGACCGCTGCCATTGCGCAGCGGGCCGAGCAGGACAAGCGCCTGGCGATTGAGCAGCGGCTGGCGGCTAGTGAGCAAACCCATTTTAGGAAAATGAGTGATGTCCAACGTGACCAAGATCGCTTGCGCGATCGCCTTGCCTCTTCTGATCTGCGGCTGTCAGTACTCCTCGACGCAACCGAAGTTGCCAAAGGCTGTGGAGTGCCAGCCACCCCCACCACCAGCGGCGTGGATCATGCAACCGTACGAGCCCGACTTGACCCGGCGCATGCTAAATGAATTGTCGCCATCACCGACGAAGGCGACCGTGGACTGATCGCATTACAGGCGTGCCAACAGTATGTGTGGAATCTGCAACATTGATCTTAAAGGTAGTTAACTATAAAAGTGACCTCGGCGTCGGCGCTGCCCGCCTTGAGTTCATCCGTAGTCAAGCGGTAATAAGTAGCTGAAAGAGGAATGTTGAAGTTTTCGCCCGTGCTAGTGAAGTCATTGAATGGGTAGGTGGTGCCCAATGAGATTGGTTGGCCCACGCCGTCCATCAGTTTTAATCCGATGCCTCTGGCAGTTGAATTGGAATTCAATGCCACGATTCCCTGTTGCTGATCAATTACTTGAGAAGTTGCTTTTAGGGCGTATGTGACTTTTTGGATGCCAGATTGACATTTATTCAGTTTGATGTTGAATTTAACATTGCGCGGTGTGCTGCCGATGTTACTGAATTCGTATAGGTGGTAATCATCCCCCATTTGAACTGACACATCAGGAGTCTCGCAGGAGGCAGTGTTCAATACAATTGGATTGACTAGGTTGATCTTAACAAGGTCAAGATTGCCGTATTGGTGCGCTCCAAGGTAGCCTGAAGGGATCTTACTTTTTGATGAAAGCTCACCTGATTTTATTATCTCAAGGGTGTAGGTCCGAGCTGGATCAAGATAATTACCACTAAGGTATCTATCTGCAGATAGATAGCCGTTTTGAGAGGTATTTATTTTAATCGATAGTCCAGTTTTGCCCAAGGGAAAGATTTTGCCACTGGTAACGCTACCAAATGTCGGGTTTAGAGCAAAGATAAATGGGGACGATGTAGAACACGTAAAACCTTGCTGCGGTGCAGTGACGGTCTCTTCGTAAACCACGGTGCCAATGGGAGCATCTCGAGGTATCGTCAATGCAGCCGGCGCGCTGGCGTAGTTAGCCGTGAACTCTTTCCCTTGAGTGAAAGAGCAATTCGCGGCTATTGCACTCGCTGAATAGGGAAAAATTAGGGCGACTGAAATATTCAACAGAGCGCGTAGTCTATGATATTTGTTTGAGTCAAACATTTTTGAAAGCCATGATGAAATTCAGTGTCGGAGGCATATCCTATTGATGTTGTACCTTTGAGAAAATCAGATGATTCTTAGATTTTTTTGCTGCGATAATTTTACGGCAGTGGCTTGTTTAAGTTGAAGGGGGCCGGAGAAGCCTGTCGTTCCACTGGCCACGGAGACGAAGGATTAATTGCTCTGTAGGTCTAACAGGATTGTGTCCTTAGTCTGAAACGCGGATGGCCTCAAGCCATTTGGTGGTGGGGCACTAGTCACGAGTTGTCATTTTTTGTTTGAGTGATTATGTGATGTGAATGGCGAAGCGACTGACTAAACTCTCGTTTCTTAATAACTATCGTCTGGGTAACGGTCGTTGTTGTGGTTTATAGGATGGAGTGGTGAAGGTAAAGGTGGGGAATGTGGAGGTATAGTGCTGGGCGAGTAGATGCAGCGAGAAGCGGATCGGCTGCTGGCGCAAATTGTCCGGGCAGATTCGATGATCATCGCTGTGAGGGCGGTGGCACGGGCGGATGTCTTCGTGCTTGGTCTGGAAACCTGCGGTGCTTTGCGCACCGATGATGCTGAGATGCTGTAAATCATTTTTGAAGCTTCTCTGGTGGAGCGCCTTAAAACACTGACCAAGAGCTGATCAATCGACTGGATTAATCAGGTCGGAGCCTTGGTTTCGGACATTCCCTACCGCCCTGTCCACTTTGAACCACTCGAAGGCCTCGGCTGCCTCGCCCTGGTGTAGGGCCATCTGCTCGGCACGCTCCTTCGGTGTAGCTGGGTCGAGCCATTCCCTGGCCAGGTCCGGGGCCAGGACCACCGGTCGGCGGTCGTGAATATCGACCATGCCGCCGGCGCTGTCGGCGGTGATGATCACAAAGCCGTCGTGCTCGCCCTGGTCCGGGTCGGGCAGCTGTCCGATTGAGGCGCAGAGGATGGGGGAGTCGTCGCGGTGCCGGATCAGGTAGGGCTGCTTCTTCGGGCCGCCTTCGTCCACCCATTCAAACCAGTTGTCTATTGGGCATATGGCCCGGTGTGGCCAGATCTGGCGGAAGAAGGGCCCGTGGGCGACCTTCTCGACGCGGGCATTGATCGGTGCAGCGCGATCTGTGGCCCAGTGCGGCCGCCACCCCCAGCGCACGGCGTCAGCGTGTAACTTGTCGTCGGCGACGTGGAAGAGGGCGAGCTGCATCGTCGGCGCCGCGTTGTAGCGCCCCAGGGGCTGATCACCGACGTTATTGATCAGGGCTCCTGGCATGCTCAGGGCTGCGACGAAGTCGTGAATGCCGTGGTATTGCGAAAGTCGTCCGCACATAGACGTTTCTCCCTGCCGAGGAGAAAGCATAGCTCCGTCTGTCGGCATCAACTCAATTGCACGCCAAGTGGTGAAATACTGTTCGCATATACAGTTTTTTGGCGTGATCCCCCCATGAATTTTCTTATCGTTCGCCGCAGGGAGCGTGGCGCAGCAATACCTTCCGAAAGGCTCAGCAAGATCCAGCCTGTCAAAGGAGACATCCATATCCTGGAGAGCCACAGCCAGGCGCTGGGACGACCTTGCGTTCAGGCCTGGATATTCAAAAGCGATCCAGGCCCCGATGTGTTTCCGCGACTGCTCGATGCGAAGGTCAACGGCATGGCGCAGCTTGGAATGAACATCAATGGCGTTGAGGAGGTCGACGGAGCTCTATATGCGCAATCGTGGTGGTGTCGCGTTGAGTAGCAATTGGGGGTGTTTTTTGTTTGGCAGGACGCTGGGGAGGGATTATGCGTTATCGGCATAATATGGCGAGAAATGGGATGCGCCATTCCGCTTTCGTTAAAGTCGTGAGAGCTATTTTTCTGCATCTTTTTTGGGCCGCAACGTTTCATAACTATCTGAAAACATTGCGATAAATTGCGCTATAAGTTACAAGATTGCGGACCGGAAAATGACGTGAAAGCCGCAGCCAGCATGATTTTATATTGGGACTTAAAATCCCCCGCTCGTAAGGGCGTGCCGGTTCGATTCCGGCTTCGGGCACCATCTATTTCAAGGGCTTGCACGGTTTTTTGAGTGAGCCTTACTCTGAATCAATTCGCAACTTCA